ATGCAACTGACATTAGTTCGTCATGGGGAAGCTGCTCCGCCAGTAAATGGTAATAATATTAAACGTCCCCTTACTGCGCGTGGACATGCACAGGCTGAGCAAACGGCAACCTTTTTAAAAGATATTGTAAAACCAGATATTTTTGTTGTTAGTCCTTTGTTGCGTGCTCAGGAAACGTTGGCGCATATCCAGACCTATTTTAAAGATGTGCCAGTGCTGTTATGCGACAAAATTAAGCCTGACGATGATGCAAAAGAAGCGATTGAATGGCTATCCCAAATTCCTTATGAGTCGATTGTGGTTGTTTGCCATATGAATGTGGTAGGGCATATTGCAGAGTTACTTACTCATGAAAATTTCAATCCATTTGCACTTGCTGAAGCTAGAATTTATGATCAAGCTGTTATTGCAAATGGTTTATCAACACAAAAAAATAGTTTTATACCCACAATATAATTAAAAAGGTTATTTAGCCCACATGCTGTACATATTGTTGATAAAGTTGAGTTAAAAATTATTCTTATAATTTCTTACTTGTTAAATATCAATAGCTTATATTGTTTTTGTGGGTTAAATTAACCTGTTTTAGTCACCTATATTTGCACCATATAGTGATTATTTTGACTATTTTTTTTATAAAATGAGTAAAATAAAAAGTAATCTGCACCAAATCTGCACCAAGAATGAAATTACCTAAACCTATCAAGCGTGGGCAAACGTACCGTATTACTGTGACCTACGAAAACAAAAGATATTCATGCACCAGAGACACAGAAAAAGAATGTGAACAATGGGCAGCTATGAAGTTGCTTGAGCTGAAATCTGGAAAAGTACAAGAAGAAAAGGGGATAAAGACACCTTATCCTTTTAAGATGCTGTGCGAAAAATACTATGCAGAGAAAGGCGTTAAATTAAGATCAAAGCATGTCATTAGAAATAAGCTGGACAATCTGGAACGTATTGTTGGTGAATTGGCATCTAAATCAATATATGACTTCAAGCCAAGCGATATAGCTAGGTGGCGAAATAAAAGGGTACTCGAAGTAAAAAATGGAACCGTCTTATATGAATTCTCTATTTTTTCCTCAATATTTACCTATGCTCAAAAGGAATTATTTTTAATTGAATCTAATGTTTGGCAAAACGTAATTAAACCTGAAAAGGGGAAGAGCCGAAGCCAGCGTATTACTTTTGACGATCAAGAAAAAATTCTACAGCAAGCCAAGTGGGATAAAAATAATCCTCCAAGATTCGTAAAGCATTATGTATGTTGGGCAATGTTATTTGCACTTGAAACAGCAATGAGACAAGGCGAAATACTTGGTATGCGGAGAGAGGACATTAAAGATGGCTTTGTCCACCTTCCTATGACGAAGAATGGCGAGTCTAGGAATGTGCCATTATCTAAAGAGGCAAAAAGACTTCTATCATTACTTCCATCAAACACTGATATTTTACTGCCGGTTAAAGCTGAGACGTTCAAACGGACATGGATAAAAATTCGTGATGCTGCTGATCTGAAGCACATTAACTTTCATGACACACGACATGAAGCAATTACAAGAATGGTTCGAGAAAGGAAATTACCAGTTGAAGTACTAGCAAAAATAACAGGGCATAAGACTATTGGTATTTTAATTAATACTTACTACAACCCTAACGCTCAGGACCGAGAGCTTCACAGTAAGCGCAACTGCTCTAGCGGTATACGAAGCCACATATCAGGCTAAAACCCTAGCTAATCGCAAAATAGAACCAAATGGAAAGACGCTATTCAACAAGGCAAAGAAAACGCCTTTAAGCGGTGGTGTGCTGCTTGATTACCTATTCGAGAAGATCGCAGACGATGCAAAAGTTCGGGTAGAGCAAACTATTCGAGACGGCTTATCTAGAGGTCAGACAAACCAGCAAATTGTTCAGCGGATTAAGGGTAAGAAAGCACTTAATTACCAAGATGGTTTGCTTGATCAAAGTAGAAACCAGATTTCAACTATGGTTCGTACTGCTAGAAGTCATGTGTCAAATGTGGCCTTGAATGAAACATATCAGACCATTGGTGTTGAGTATGTAAAGTTCATCGCAACACTGGATAGCCGTACTTCTAAAATCTGTATGGGTTACTCTGACAAGGTTTATAAGAAAGATGAACCTCATCCTGTGCCACCACTTCACCCCAACTGTAGATCGATCCTAATTCCTGTATCTGATGACTCAGGAAAAACAATTGGGATGCGTCCATTTAACAATAAAGTGAATGGTGAAGGTGAGATAGGCGTGGTTGATTCAAATACAACTTTCAAAGGTTGGTTTGATAAACAAGATGCAGCTTTTCAAAAGTCTTGGCTTGGGCCGACAAGATACAAACTATTCAAAGAGGGTAAGTATTCTCTAGATAAGTTTGTAGATCCGCTAACAGGTCAGCCATTCACACTTGCTGAACTCAAAAAGCTAGATGAAGAAATGTTTAAGAGGTTGGGATTATGAAAGTAATTAGTCGAGGTGTGCCGCCCGAGTTGCAGACCTATAGAGACTCATGTGGCAAGTGTTATTCAGTTATCGAATTTCAAAAGAATGAGTTGCGAGTCATGAGCGATAGAAACGAAACTATCTATGTGTTGAATTGCCCTGTATGTCGTAACGATATTTGGATTGCATCTCAAGCATTAAAGCAAGTTATTTATAGAAATATGTAAAACAACTTAATTCAAACCTTAGCAGCTTCGGCTGCTTTTTTATTGCCCGCAGTTTGTGACTGCAAAACCGCTCAGGGAGCAAAACATGAAATACAAACTCGATAGCCTAGAGGGCTTATCTGATGAAATGAAAGCGCTTTACGAAGAAAAAGATGGCGCATTTTATTTAAAAGTTGAAGGTCTGCCGCAGCAAGATAATTCAGAACTTGATGGCCTTAAAAACAAAGTTAATCAGCTTCTGAATGAAAAGAAAACTGCTCAGGAAAAACAACGCGAAGCCGAAGAGAAAGCTCAACGCGAAGCCGAAGAAGCAGCCCGTAAAAAAGGTGACGTTGCTGCAATTGAAGCATCTTGGAAAGCCAAGCTTGAGCAAGCAGAAGCAAAACATGCAGAAGCTACCAAAGCATTGCAAGACCAAGTCTACAAATTAACTGTCGGGCAAACAGCACAAGCATTAGCAAGTGAGCTTTCAATCAAAGGCTCGGAGGCAGTTTTGCTTCCACATATTACAAATCGTCTTCAAGTTGAAACTGATGAAAACGGTGAGGTCAAAGTACGTGTACTAGATTCGCAGGGCAAACCTAGTGCTTTAAGTATTGATGACCTCAAAAAAGAGTTTCGCAGCAACGTGGCATTTAAGCCATTAATTGTTGCATCAAATGCGTCAGGAAGTGGGGCTTCTGGCGGTGGTTCGGGTGGTGGAGCTGCCAAGAAACCAAGTGAAATGACCACGCAAGAGCGATTGGAATTCCAAAAGAATGATCCTCAAGGGTTCCAAGCAGCAGTAGCGAATGGTGACTTTAATAATTAATTATTGGGAGTAACTCCATGCCTTCTTTAGTAGAAGTATTTAACCGTGACGTAGTTTTATCTTACCTGCGTCCAAATCCTGTGGCAGTTTCGCCACTCGTGCAGTCAGGTGCGTTTGTATCTGATGAATCTTTACGTCCTTTGCTTACAAGTGGTTCATCAACATTCGTCGTTCCATACATTAACGGTGTGGATGGTAATGTTGAACAGAACTATGGCAACACCATTTTGACTGATATCGCAATGCCTCGCACGATTGATGCAGGTGAAATGCAAGGCCGCGTTGCTTATATGAACGAAGGCTTTCTTGAGTCTGTTCTTGGGCAGTATTTATCGAAGGTCAATTCACTTGAGCTTATTGGTGGAATGCTGAATAAGTATTGGCAACAAGCTGCCGAAAACCGTGCTCTAGCAACAGTAATTGGCTTGCGTAATTATGACCAGGCGAACGGCAAGCGATTCACTACTGACATCTCTGCTTCAACAGCAACAGATGCTTCACGTTGGTCAGTAGATGCCTACATTGATGCGGAAAGCACAATGAATGCTTCATTACGTGGACGTGGTGTGATGTTCGTGCATTCACGTATTGCTGCGAAGATGCGTAAACAGCAATTACTTGAACAAGTGACCACAAGTGATAACTTGCCACCAATCACCGTTTACAACGGGCGCGCAGTCATTGAAACAGATACCAATACGCAAATTGGCACAGGCGCAAACGCTAAGTTCATCACGATTCTTGCAGGTCCACGCGCATTTGCATATGACTCTGTTCCCGGTCCAAAAGATTTGAAGGTTGAAGAAACAGAGCCTTTCCTGGACTGATGCTTTTCATAACCGAGATGGTCTGAAAGTTCAGTATTGAGTGCAGTTTCAATCATGAATTTTTTAAAGACTGCTGTCATTTGGTTTAAGTCTTCTGGTGTTTTTAGACCTTTAGCCAATTCGGCAGCCATACTTTTGATTGTTGCTTCATCCATGTGAAGTACCTTTTGTAATTATCCTCTGAAGGATAAATGAAAATTAAGTACTTACACAAAATTTAGAACAGTCCCGAAGGGTCAATATGAATCTCAGTTGCAAATCTGGTCCAGTCTTTTAAATCAAGGACAATCTGTGTGGTCTAATTTAACTCAATCAGTAAAGGATGCAAGTGGAGAACAGTCTAAGAGATACAAAGCTATGTTTGCTATGCAGCAAGCATTTGCCATTGCCTCAACAATTGTTTCTGCTCATTTAGCAGCAGCAGAAACTACAGCAGATATTACACTTCCATTCGTTGGAAAAATACCAGCAGCGTCTGCAATCTTGGGCTTTGGATATGCTCAAGCAGCAATGATCGCTGCACAGACCATCGCTGGCTTCTCTTCAGGCGGCTACACAGGCAACATGGGCCGAGGTGATGTTGCTGGTGTAGTTCATGGTCAGGAATATGTACTTAATGCCGCAGCGACTAAGCGAGTCGGTGTTGATACATTGAACGCCATTAACTCTGGTCAATCCTTTGGTAGTTCTGGTGCAACTGTCTTAGAACCAATCGTGAATGTCTACGTCATGGAAGGACAAACCGCTGACGTGACTAGAAATGATGATGGTTCATTAGATGTTCGCATTAGACAGATTGCTGGAGAAGTTGCAGAACAGGTTTTCTTACAGGGAATTCAAAACCCTAATAGTAGAATCAGCAAGGCATTCAAGCAAAACTACAATGCAACACCTAGACGGCAATAATTGGTAGCCACTTCGGTGGCTATTAAATTTATTCTTTGATAGATTCTAATCTTCTTAATTAAACTTTATGGAAAAGAAGAATGAGTAGAAATGATACTAATTTATTGATAAAAGCAATTTCTGAAAATGCACATAGAGAAGATTATTATCCAGATTTCTATGTGACAGTCGGGGTTGGTGGCAGCGTAATTACTGGTACTGCAATCAGTGAAGAAGAATTTTTCGAACTCGAAGAAAATTCACTTTGGAAGGAATTCTTTTATTCCCATATCAAAGAGCCGAGAGAAGAGATAATTAAAAAGTTAGATGATGGTGAGGAAATTAAATTTCCAGACTCACTTAAAGAACATTTTTTGTATCTTAAAGATGCAAAATATATTCAAAACTCAAAATTGTTCCCAGCTGAGGGCAGACCATTAAGTATTCAGATCCGTGTTTCTGATATTTCAACTTTAAGCCTTGTTGAATTTTGTCAGGGCAGGCCTGCTGATGAGCAAAACACTTAATTAGAAGTACTACGTATAAGAGAAAACTGTAAACGGTATGTAAGTAAAACCGTTTGAAGTTAACAGTATAAGAGAGAACAAACGAATAGCTGCCTAAGGGCGGCTTTTTCTATTTCTGAATGCGGAAAAACCGCAGGATGAACTAAAAAATTGAAGGATTTAAAATCCTGAAAAAGCAAAAACCCCAGTGTTGGCGCACTGAGGTTCTTTTAAATCAACTTAACCAGAGCAAGATTAAGGAGAAAAACAATCTATATGGAAGATTTTATCAAATTAATTTATTGGTGTCTAAAGGAAATGAATGAGATGAAAGCATGGCGCTTTGTTGCGATCCTTATCACTTTGATTATCTGTACATATCTTTGGAAAATGTAATGAAACTAAATATTTAAACCGACCCTAAATGAGGTCGGTTTTTTTATGAGGCCTATATGAACACATTAATGTATTGCTCAACACAAGAAGGCTATTCTGTCGCATTCCAAAGTGGGGTAGCTTCACAGGATTTGGATGGAGGAGCACCGCGGAACAGAAGGTTAAGCAAAAATAGCTTCCACACCGTGAGCGTTCAATGGAAGGTGCTTGAAGGTGGCTTTCAATATCTTGATGCGTTCTATAACGTTTGGTGTGAAACACCAGGAGAGATGTTTAATGCTTCACTTCGGGTAAATGGACCAGAGTTCAAGCCCTATAAATGCTTATTTGTTCCAGATAGCTTCCAACTAACAAGTATGCAAGGACCAGTTTATACAGTTACTGCTCAGTTGCGAGTTAAGCCAATTGTAGACTCTGAACTTAATAAGATCATTGTTGAGACTGGGAATGGTGGGGAGGACTTAGCATCGTTATTCAACCCACTCGAAAAACTGGTAAACGACGATCTGCCAAGAGCGATGGAGGGTATTTAAATGCCCGACTATACATCATTCTTTTTAAACTCAAGCAGTGGCGTGGTGCCATTAGAGTGCGTTGAGATTTCGCATCCTGACTTTACAGAGCCTTTCCGGTTTGTCAAAAACGATACAGAAGGTGTGACAGTAAAACATGAGGCCACGGGGCCGGATGTTCCATATGAATATCAACCTATGTCCATTCAACGCTCTACAGTCACAAACGACCTTGATCAAAAGCTTAGCCTAACCATTGCTGATGTAGACGATGAACTAATTAAATCGGTCGTATCTGCTCGGTTAGGCACCAACTGGAAAGTTAGACCATCAGTTAAATGGCGGCTATACCGAGATGATGATCTAACAGCCCCAATGGTGTCTTTACAGACCTTAGAGGTAGCGACTTTATCTAAAGATGGCTCTGGCAACTGTACTTTTGATGCACAAGCACCAGAACTTAATAGCGTTAAGACTGGTGAAATCTATTCTTTAGAGCGCTTCCCATTGTTGCGGGGCATGATATGAACCTAGACCATCTCCATAGTAGAGTCTGGACTAAAGACTACACCTGCAATGAATTTCTATGTGAAGCATGGAAAGATGTCACAGGACGTGATCTTAAAAAACGGCTAGACAGATTTCTAAATGGGAAAGGGAGCTTCAAGAAACTAAAGGAACCCATTTCCCCCTGTATTGTTTTTTTCACAAATGGCAAAAGAAGCTCGACACATGTCGGGCTTTTTTATGGCGACAAGGTTTTGCACTTAACAGGTCGTGGTGTGCAGTACGTTCCACTTGAAATTATTTCCATGAACTTTCGGGAAACGAGGTTTTATAAATGAGTTTGAAAAAAGTCATCATCGTTCCTGATGTTTATGATCGGTCTACATGGTCAGAAGCAGAAGTTGAAGATGTTCTAGCCTATATCTACCAACAGTTTGATGTGTGGCCTGAAAACGCAAAGATTTACCACAACCAGATTGCAGAAAGTTGTGATGTCACTCCTAACCATCCAAAAAGAATTAATGCACAGATTGAGCATATACAGACCTTGGAAGGCACTTTCTATGTGGTGATTGAGCCAGCAGAGCCTATCTCGCTAGCTATGTGGGTATTTTATGCGATTGTAGCTGCGACTACTGCTTATAGTCTCTACATGGTTTTAACCATGCCAAAGCCTCAGGCACCAGTGGCAGGGTCTTCAAATAATGAACTAGCACAACGCTCTAACCAAGCTCGCTTAAATGCCCGTATTCCTGATATCTTCGGTCGAGTTCGTTCCTATCCTGATCTAATCGCACAAACCTACACGATTTATAAAGATGGCATCGAGATTGAAGAATGTTTGATGTGTATCGGTCGAGGTTACTACCAAATATTAGATATGCGAGACGGTGACACAGATGTTGCAAATATTGCTGGCACATCAGTATCAGTTTATGACCCGTTCACATCCATTGTTGGAACACCGATTTATCAAGTAGGCGAGGCATTCACAGAGCTACCAAAGTTCGTACGCAACTCAGCGTCTATCAATGGTCAGACTATCGAATTGCCCAATAGTGCAGTTGTTGAGTCAAGTAATGTTTGGTTCCAAAGCCCGAACCTTATTAAAGGTGCTGGTTTAGACTTCACACAATATTTTGCAGCAAATGACCGTGTTGCCTTAAGTGGTGCTGTGTATGGTGTACAGGATGTGAACCTTTCAGGCTCAATTATGGTGAACGAAAACAAGATGGTTATCATCGAGTCGGCCACCAATATTGATAATCCGAACTTGTTTAAAGGTTTGCAGCTGACTGGTGCATTAGTCGATGTAGAAACTACGACAGGAACCCCGCCAGTAACAGAGACAAATACCTGTGATTTATCCGGGCAGTTTATTGTTTCTGGTGTGACAAAGACTGTCATTACTGGTGGTTTTCACTATGAAATCACTCTCTCAAATCCTGAAAAGGTCAATGCTAACTGGCAGTACGTCAATAACAGCTACACCATTACAGCAGGTGCTGTGCTAAATCGGAATGCGAACTCAATAACCCTTGATGATACTTACACAATTAACAGCGTAACTGCTGACACGATTGCTTTAGTAAATCCATCTGCAATTAATAATGAGTGGGATAAGCTTTTAACGCTTCCAAATCAAGGCACACAGGGGCAAGAGGTTTTAGTCCGGTTTGATGCTGTAAGCAATAAGTATGTTGGTTGGTTTAACTTCGATATGCCAGAAGCAACACAAGCAGTATTTAACTTCTTTTTCCCAAATGGTCTGTTTTACCAAGACAGTAAAGGCGGTGTATGGGAAGAGGGAATCACTGTAGTCATCGAGTTACAGGCAATTGATAGCAAAGGCGATCCGGTTGGTTCAATCACAACGATTAATCAAGGGGTTCGAGCTAACAACAAGTCTCAGTTTGGCAGAACGATTTACATTGATCTGCCAACTGCTGGTTCGTTCCGGTTCCGCTTAAGCCGTACTACAGCAACACAAGCAGGTAAAACCCAGGACACTTGCAAGATTAAGTCTGTGTATGGGATGGCTGATTCAACGATTAGCGATTATGGCAACGTCACAGTGCTTCGATCTCGTACAGTGGCCACAGATGGTGCGCTAAGCATCAAAGAACGTAAGCTCAACTGCTTGGTAAATCGAAAGCTTCCTGTTGATGGAACAGGGCCTTTACAGGTTACACGTTCAGCTGGGCAGGCGCTCATCAATCTAGCTTTAGATCAGTACATTGGCCGCCGAACTAGTGCAGAGGTGGACATTGCACAAATCAATGCTGAGATTGCCAAAGTTAATGCTTATTTTGGCTCAGATCTTATGTCGGAGTTCAATTACACAATTGACGATGACAATCTAAGCTTTGAAGAAATTGCAGGCATGGTAGCGAGTTCTGCTTTCTGTGAACCTTACCGATTCGGCAGTCTAACTCGTCTCAAGTTTGAGCAACCTCAAGAAAATGCCGTCTTACTTTTCAACCATCGAAACAAAGTGCCTTTAACTGAAAAGCGCTCTTATACATTTGGTGTTCAGAAAGACTATGACGGGGTAGAGCTTGAATACACTTCAGATGTAGACGATGCCCGTGTGAAGTACATCATTCCAGAAGACATCACGCCTAAGAACCCTTTGAAGATTACTACGACAGGTATTCGTAATGAGGAACAAGCAAAAGTCAGGGCGTGGCGTGAGTGGAATAAGCTTCGCTACAAGTACATGTCTTGCGAGGTGGAAGTTCTAGACGAGTCTGAATTGCTGATTCGCAATGACCGTATCCTCAATGTTGACAACACAGTCGTAGACACTCAAGACGGTGAAGTTGAAGCAGTGGATGGGTTGGTTATCAGAACCTCACAGCCATGCACCTTTGAGGTAGGACATGACTATTACATCTACCTTCAGATGTCTGATGCTTCAGTTGATATGGTGCCATGTACAGCAGGTGATGATGAATATCATGTGGTGCTGAGTCGACCACCATTGCAACCGCTTGTGGTGGCAGACGATCGCTACGTAAAAACACTCTACACATTAGTTCGTGCTGATCAAGCAGAAGCTCAGGCATTCATGCTTGAAGAACTAACCCCTCAAACTCAAATGACAAACACGCTTAAAGCATCCAACTACGATGCACGATTCTATGAGCGTGACCATGACTTTATTTAATTAATTAACAGAAATCTAAGCCTCTTTATCGGGGCTTTTTTTATGCTTGGAGAAAAGTAATGGCTGATGAGATCGTTACTCGGGAACAGTTAGAAAATGCGTCAAAAGATGCAAGTAGTTTAGAGCTATTTATTAGTGGAGCGGTTGATGAAGATGTTTTAACTCGTTTAGGGCAACAATATCCAACATTAGCTAAACTCATCCGCATTCTAATGGAAACAGGAGGCTGGAAAGCCTATCCAACTGAGGCCGCATTGCTTGCAACAACGCCAATTGTTAACCCTTCAGTTAGCTATGCCTTTGATACCAAGAAGCTCTATTTATGGAATGGGACATCTTGGATAAATGAAGGGCTAAGCCAATATGAACAATCTAAGCTATACACTGATGATCTGTTGCCACAAAAAAGCCTTACTGTAGGTTCAGTTGAATTAGTTGGACCAAATTCTCGGTTGATAGCAGGTATTGGTGTCAACCTAAATTTAGACATTGTTAATGATTCGCGCTACACGGCTATGGTTATCCCATGTTATGAGGATACAGAGATAACACTATGGAACTCTAATAACGGAACCGTTGCGGGTGCGGGTTTTGGCTTTACATTTCACAATGCTTATCCACCATCGCAAGCAAATAAAATTACTCCGCATCCTGGTTTTCATAGCACAGTAAATGGCACCGATACTTTAATTCACACAAGAACTCCAGTTGGTGCTAAATATATTGTTGTGAATAAAATTGTGACATCACTTAGCTTGGATCTCACATGGAAGATTCAAAACGGATATGGCCTTGATAAAGCATTAACTTTTAATGCAGTCAGCTTAATGCTGGACGGAAAATCTAGCGTTTTATTTAGAACATCTACACCAGATAATCTTTATTCAAGTTCAAATGTGGTGCCGGGTAAATATCTCAATCTGACTGATGGACTAATCCGAGATATCACAACAAAGCCAAATTGGAAACTAGGCGTGATTCCAGTTGATGCTGGTGTTACCTATCAGCTCAAGTTGATTGGTGATCCGAGCTTAATTAAGCCAAGCTTTCTCATGAATACACGTTCAATTGCTCAAAACACCCCAACTACCTTGGCGAGTTTAACTAGTCTTGGTGATAATCTGTACTCATGTGTTGCACCCGCAGGCGCAACATACCTTGTTTTAACACTTGATCTAACACCAGATTATCCAAGCGTCGCTATTTCAAACTCACTTGCTGTGCAGCGCATTAAGAATGCAACGGGACTATCAATTACCCATATTTCTGGCATTCCGATTGCTGATCCAATTGCAAGAGCTGGGATTTTAAAATCTAGTATTTACACTGATTCAAATATTTACAGCCAGTCTCAGAATAAGACTGACTGGTACTTAAGTATTGTTAATTCAACGGTTCAGCCGCGTACAGATTATCACTGGAAAATGGCAATGATTCCAGTAAAGCCTGGTGGTGTTTACAGAGTAGTTTGCCCTAGACCAAGTAATACATATAACTTGCGTTTTACAGAGTTAGATAATCCTTTAGTTACGAATACTGTAACGTTAGCACCAGCTCAAAGCACAGTAATTGATGACAATAATATTGAAGTTGTTGCACCTAGCAATGCGAAGTATTTACTCATTAATACTTATATTGTTAGTCCTGGCTTTAACTATGACATTACATCGACACTTGTTGTTAAGGATGTAAGTAATGCTGTTAAAACCTCATCTGAAATTTCGATGTTGAATGGATTAAGTTTACGGGATAGTGATTCTAGAAAGCGACTGGATGCGCTTGAAACTAGAACAATTGATTCAATTCTAAAAGGCAAGAAGTGGTGTGTAGTTGGTGACAGTATTACTGCACAAACTGGCCGTTCAACACACAATTACCATTATTATTTGTCCCAATTAGTTGGCGGAATGACGATATATAATTATGGTATTTCAGGTACTGGCTTTTTTAATAGGTCGAATGTTTCAGCTGATATTGTAGAAACTGATATTGATTTCATTTCAGTTTTTATGGGAACAAATGACTGGGGTAATCAGACTTCTGAAAACCAAAAATTGCTTGGAGTATTTGGAGATACGGGGACCACAACAATTTCAGGATGCATTAACACAACCCTTAGTGGATTAATCAATAAATTCCCATTAATCCCTTTGATTTTGTTAACCCCATTACCACGTGGTAACAATTATGGGTTGAACGCTACTGATAACGCTTATGGCTATAACTTAAAAGACTTAGTTGACTTATTGCATCAATATGCAACACATTTCTCTTTACCAATTCTTGATCTTTATAGTGGATCAACTTTATATCCATGGCAAGCTACAGCTAACGACTTTTACTTCAAGCCTCCTGCTGGTAGTGGTTACCCAGATGTAGGTGATGGATTGCATCCGAACGATGAAGGTCACAAAGTTTTAGCTCACATAATGCGGTTGCCTTTAGAGGGCATTCAGCACAAATAAGCTACCAGCACCCAAGAGGGTGCTTTTTTATTGCCTAAACGAAAGGGGGAAGGCATGACTGAAAATGAATCATACGGGTTGAGATTCGAAAAGAAAATTGACTCCATTCAGAGTGATATTCGCATGTTGTCAGATCATGTTACTCGACTGACTTTCATTAATGAAGCGCACAAAGAGACTAGCGAACAGAACAAAAAGGATATCGATACATTGGATATCAAAGTCGCCAATTTAGAAAACCGCACAGCAGCGCAAGATGGTGGTCTTTCTGTATTGCGTGTACTGCTTGGCATCTTTGCAGGAATCGTATTTTCGCTGTGCGCTTGGGTTGGATCTTCAATTATTCAATTAAGCCAAGATCAATCTTTAATTAAAGAAAAAGTATCACGGTTAGAGGAAGCAGGACGATGAATAGTGAAAATACAAGAGCTTATCTAGCTTTCGCATTAGTGGGACTGATGTTTGTTTTAGTGATTGCTTTATTTTTTGTGGATATGCCGCGAGAAAACAGCAATCTGATCAATACGGCATTGGGTTTTATTGCTGGGGCTATGACAACTGCATGTGGTTTTTATTTTGGTAGCTCTGAACTTGAGAAAAAGAAAGGGGAACGAGATGACAAATAAACCATTCTTCGATGCTGCCCGAGTAATTGCAGGCGGCAAGCTTACACAGGCGCAAGTAGACGATTTAAATAAGATGGTCGACAAGCTTGCACCAGGTGGAAAAACCACAAGTGATGTTGGCGTTGACCTAATTTCTAGTTTTGAAGGCACACAATTCACAGCTTATGACGATGGTGTAGGAGTCTGGACCATTGGTACTGGCACGACAGTTTATCCTAATGGCGTGAAGGTCAAGAAGGGCGATACTTGTACAGCAGAACAAGCTAAGACTTACTTTAAGCACGACTTAGCCAAATTTGAAAAGACTGTAAATGAATCGGTTAGTGTACCTTTAACTCAAAATCAATTTGATGCTTTGGTATCGCTGACTTACAACATTGGCTCAGGTGCTTTTAATAATTCAACCTTATTAAAAAAACTGAATAAAGGTGACTATCAAGGTGCTGCTGATCAGTTCCTTGCATGGAAAAAGGCAGGTGGTAAGGTTTTACCCGGTTTAGTTCGTCGTCGAGAAGCAGAGCGAGCACTCTTTTTAAAGAAGTAA